TAATCGGAGTTGGAAAAAACAAATTTTGGGTAAGGGTAATGCAGGGAAACCAGACATTAAAAAATATGCTGTAGACAAGTGGGGAGATATATTCCCCGAACAAGATTATGCGGATGCCGCCTGTATCGCTTTGTGGGCGAAAAGAAGAGGAGAAATAAATGCCTAAGATAGAAAAGCCAAAGACCTTTTATATGAGTCCCGGTAGAGAACCAGAGACGATAACCTATGAGGATAAACTACCATCAGATATGACCCCTGAGGAGTTCAAGAAACAACATGGTGTAGTAGTTTGGTGTAAATATTATGATTGTGTAAATAATAAACAGTTTGAAGATACTCAAAGAACTACCGGAACCCTTAGAAATAATGTCCACTATAAACCAATTAGTGAAAGAGACCATGTTTGGCGAGGAGTTTGCACACGAGATGAAATTGGTATTGAATTTAAAACATTTTTTTCGGCGGGGGCTAAATTTAAAGTTCCTGCTTGTTTTGTTGCTGCATCAAATAAAACTGGATATATGGATTTTAGTAAATTATTACAATCAGACGGTACTCCTTATGGGGGTAACGTTGATTCCCAAAGTCCAGAACATGGTACCGAAGCCTTTGGGGTACATTAATGCCTAGAATTATATCTCCAGAAGTTAGGTTAGAAGCTATGAGTTTGTATATCACTGGTGACCTATCTGCAAAACAAATCACTGAAAAAATTTCCGATAAGTTTGGAATTAACATTACCCTCTCTACAGTTTATGCGTGGTCAAAAAAATTTAATTGGGATGAGAAACGGTTGGAAATACAGAGTGCGGGAACTTCAGCAATAATGGAAACGGAAAGTCAACGATTTGCACGATTGAATACAGACCATTTAAATATTTATGGAAAACTTCGAGTGAAGGCGGAGGATGATTTAGAGGGATTAGAGTTTCATGATGCTGGAACTGCTGCCCGAACAATTGATATGAGTATTCAGGGAGAACGGGAAACCATGAAGGGCTTGATTAATATTCAATTCGTTCAAGATATCCTAAATGTTTTAGTTGAGGAGATTACGGATGAGAAGCTTATCGGACGTATAGCATCACGTTTTCAGGGTATTATTCAACAAGCAGGGTCAAAGAACTAGTGGCATTTCCCCAAACATCAAATAAAGACGTAACAGTTTTAGACGCATTACAAAAATTATCGGAAGGATTATCTTCTGTACAGAAAGCTAAGGTTGGGAGTTTTCAAGAGTTTGTGCGAAATATTTGGTCGCAGAGTTATGACCGACCTGAGTTATTTAAAGCATGGCATGTAGATGTGATTACGAACGATGTAGAACAGGCAGTAGAAGACAAGAAAAATTATGTTGCTATTCTGCCTAGATTTCATTTTAAAAGCACCTTACTGGGACATGCCTTTAGTATCTGGCGGCTGTTAAAAGCGAAGCGTGATACGTCAATTCTCTATTTATCTTATAGTGATACGATGGCGCGTTATCATATTTCTGAAATTAATAAGACTGTCCAACGTAATCCAATTTTAATGGATTGGATAAAACCACGAAATACCCGCGCCGAGTTTCAATTTAGATATACCGTAAATAATAAACCTATCGAGATATTGCACGGGGGATTGTTTTCGTTCAAAAGAGGTATGCATGTCAATGGCGCTCTAATTGCAGATGACATTCTTAGAGACCCAGAAAACCCATTACAGTTGGGAGAGATGAATAAAATTGAAGATCATTTCATGACCGAAACTATGTTCATACCAAATCGAGATACACCAGTTATTGTACTTGGGACTCCTATGTTACCGGATGATATTTTAGCTAAGTTACAAAGAGACCCCCGTTTTACGTCACGAGTATTACCCGCACTAGACCCATCCCCAACAAGGCGAGTTCTTATGCCTGAACTGTATTCGGAAGATTGGTTGTTAGCACAACAAAAAGCACGACCTAAATCTTTTGCGTCAGAGTTTTTACTACAACCTTCCTTTCAAACGGAGTCTTATTTTAACAGAGAAGACGTTTCTAAGTGTGAAGATGAAAGTTTACGTACATTTAGTGCCCATACTAAATATGAAAAGCGCCCCAACGAACAACTCTTCGCAGGATTTGATGTAGGGAAAAAACGTCACCCATCCCATCTCGTAATTTTTAGTAGAGAAGGTGATGTGTTAAAGCAGATTAATCAAACATGGTTAGATGGTTGGAATTATACCGATCAAATAGAGTTTTTAAACGAAGTTTCACAAAACTTTCAGCTAGAAAAAGGGTATATTGATAATACAAGGGGAGAATTAGAAGATCGTGGATTAGACCAAACTTGGTGGCCTATGGTCTTCACCGCTAAAAGTAAAATGACTATGGCTCAAGTTTTTGAGAAAACCGTACATAGTGGCAATTTAAAACTTTTAAAAGATGAGAGACAAACACAACAGATTATTTCTGTTAATAATGATTTGAAGGCACCTGTTACCCCTATGGGGCACGGGGATGCCTTCTTTTCGATTGCTATGGCAATACAAGCTGCGTGGGAAACTACGGTGTTTAAATACGAAACTCTAGGTAGTGCATCCGACTGGATCGAGGCGGTGGCTCCGGGTGAAACCCCCGAAGGTAGAGCCGAAGGGGAAGATGGGTCAGGAAAAGACCTTGCAAAACGTATGGACGTTATGTTATCATACAAGAGTGATCAAGAAGACAGTAAAGAACATATCAACCCCGGTTGTACCGAAGGGGTGTGTCAGCCAAGTTTTTGGGTAATGGAACGGAAATTATGTTTATACTGTGGATTCAGAGGATAGGGGAAATAAATGACAACAACTATGACGTTAGCGGACACCATCGGAACTATACCCATTACACTGAGTTCACAAGCTGAAGTAGTCGCCAAGAAAAGATACTTTTTAAAGGACAATTCTAATGAAGTAGTAGAAGATGCCCCTGCGATGTTTCGTCGAGTTGCGGATGCAATTGCCATTGTTGAAAAGAAATATGGTAAACTAGATATTGATGTGCAACTTACATCTAATGAGTTTTATACTATTATGTCTAATTTAGATTTTATCCCTAATTCTCCGACGTTAATGAATGCTGGAACTAAACAAGGTACTTTGTCTGCGTGTTTTGTTCTGCCCCTCGAAGATAGTATGGAAGGAATAATGAAAGCTGCTCATGATACGGCAATGGTTCAGAAATTTGGGGGTGGTACGGGATTTGCCTTATCTAACCTACGCCCCAAAGGAGACCGAATTAAAACCACGCATGGTATTTCGTGTGGGCCTGTAGAAGTTCTTAAAACCCTATCACGAGTATCGTCTATGATTACTCAGGGGGGTAAACGTGATGGTGCGAACATGGCGGTTATGGACATTCACCATCCTGATATTTTAGAATTTATTACTTGTAAATCCGTTGAGGGGGATATTCATAATTTTAATCTTTCTGTTGGGGTGACAAATGATTTCATGAAAGCGGTTAAAGCGGGGATGAATTATCCTCTAATCAATCCTCGAAATAATGAAGTGGTGGAAGAATTAGATGCCCGTGAAGTTTTCAGTAAAATTGTCTACGGGGCATGGAGGAATGGTGAGCCGGGTGTGGTTTTCCTTGATACTGTAAATCGAGATAACCATGTTATAGAACAATACGGTCGTATGATTGCTACCAATCCATGCGGAGAGCAACCCCTATTAGGGAACGAATCTTGTAATTTAGGCTCAATTAACGTGGTTAATTTCTTTAAGCCCCCAGCATTAGGGACATCATTAAGTTGGAAAGAAAAGGTTGATTGGTCGGAATTAGGTAAAGTAGTTAAAATTGCTATACGCTTTTTAGATAATGTTATTGATGCAAACTATTACGCAACGCCCGAAATAGAAAGAATGACTAAAGCAACTAGGAAAATTGGGCTTGGTGTTATGGGATTCGCAGACTTGCTTATTCAATTACGGATAGGATATAATACTGAACAGGGCCGTCAAGTTGGTGGGACTCTTATGGGGTTCATTCAAGACGTTGCTGATAATGAATCTCGTAGGTTAGCGGAGGAAAGGGGCGTTTTCCCAGCGTGGCATAACAGCGATTATATGAGTTCAGGAGAGTCATCGGGAGAAAAATTTAGAAATGCTTGCCGTTTGACGGTCGCCCCAACCGGAACTATTTCTATGCTTGCGGACACCTCAAGTGGGATAGAACCAACATTCGCTCTTGCTTGGCGTAAGATGAATATATTAGAAGGGAAAACCTTATATTACATTAATAAATATTTTGAAACAGATGCCAAACTATATGGTTTTTATTCGGATGAATTAATGGACTATATTTCAAATGGGGGGTCTATTAAAACTCGTCCTGATGTTCCAAAGTGGGTAAAGGAAGTTTACGTTACCGCTGAAGATATTTCCCCAGAGGCGCATGTTAAAATGCAAGCGGCGTTCCAAGAGTTTTGTGATTCTGGTATATCTAAAACAATAAACTTTGCGAATAACACGACTACTAAAGATGTGTATACTGCTTATATGACAGCGTGGGAGAATGGTTGCAAAGGGATTACAGTTTATAGGTCGGGGAGCCGTGAAAAGGAAGTTTTAGTAAAGGCGGACTCCCCTAAACAAGGGGTATTAAACGGGTTCGATGTAGATTACGCATCATTGCAGATAGGAAATAATGAGCCTTGCTGTGATAATGTGTACCTTGTAGAAGAGGGAGGGTGCGTAACGTGCAAATCTTGTGGTTGGAGTAAGTGCCACATAGCGTAAATTTTAATTTTTGTAGTATAATAGATAAGTAAAGTAAGGAGAACAGTAATGACATTAGGTAATATTCTTAGAGAACGTGATGAGCAATATATTGCTAATAGAGATGAGGCGGGGACATGGAGAGTTCTCGATACGTGGCACGATGATTTAAAAAGCATCGGCCCGGATGATGAAGTTCCCGACAAGACTGAAGCGGTAACGGCTATATCTGAGGGAGCGTTTATATCTCTAATGAAAGAAGCGGGACGTTTAGGAATTTTAGATAATGTAGCTGATTCCAGCGGACGATCTAGCGAAGAAATAGATCAAGTTCTAACGGAATATAGTGCGGCGCAAGAAAAACTAAGGAACTTAGAAATTAAAGTATCTGAACAAAATGATGAGTTGGCACAATTACGTGTACATAGTAATCGGTCACAAGATTACTTTATAAAAGAAAAAGCTATGGATGCGGTTATCAAACTAGCTGCTATGGATACCATAGCTTCTAGTAATCTAAACGAATTACCCAAGGATTAATTTATGAAATTATCTGAATATATGCCTGAAATGCCCGGAATGGCGCAGCAAATGATGGATATGAACGAGGGGTTGAACTTCATTCAGTTAATGAAGCAGCAGGGGGACACAAGTTCTTCACCGTCAATAGGTCTTGATCACATTGTCAACACATGGGTTCGCCACCAGATGGCATACAGGCAACAGCTTGTGCAAGATTTACAGACAATTGCATTTTCCGTAGCTGAAATTCGTACCGCTCTAGGACATATCACGGGAGAAGTTTTTAGGCGTGGCATGGAAATTCACCCCACAAAAGAAAAGGCTGATCGAGAACAATTAAAAGTTTTTAATACCTTTTTAACGGATGCCAACGTTTTTGACCAAAGTTTAGAGTCGGTTCTCAGACAATTTCATAATGATATAAATACTGTTGATGATGGATTTTTGTATTTAGTAAAAGAGTATTATGATGATGGGGGGAATATAAAATCTAAAGTAAAAGAAATACGTCGATTAAACCCCGCGCTTGTTGAATTTGATCTTGATCAAGCCGGTCTCCCTAAAAATGCTCATTTCATATGTCCTATGGATCGAAGTGATGTTGAGGAAGTGCCGGGGAAATCCAAGAAAGGGTATGACCGTGTTCCTGCAATGTATAAATACTACCACAGGAACCAACATATCTATCTTAGAGATACCGAAATTATACATGTTTCTAAATTTTCTCCCTCCGAAACGTATGGGTGGTCTCCAATTCTTACAGTGTTTGAAAAAGCTCTTACATTAATTGGAATGGATAAGAACATATATCGGTACTTCTTTGAGCGTAAGATGCCAGCGTCAATGCTTATGGTGACAACTGATGATCCAGAAAGCTTGCGTAAGGAACGAGAACACATTGCCGCCCAAACTAGGTTAGACCCGAACTACATCCCTATGGTTGCGGTTTCTAGTCGTAACCAAAGAGGGCGAGTAGACTTGGTACGTTTGTTCCATACGTTACAAGAGATGGATTATCTTCCGGTTAAAGAAGAGATTCGAGAACGTGTTGGGGCGGTATGGGGTGTAACCCCTGCATGGCAAGGCGCACCAGAAGCTTTTGGTGGTCTATCCACCCAGACTCAACAATTAGTTGTTATGAGTCGTGTAGTTGAATCCGACCAAAGATTATTTCATGAAAAAGTGTTCCCAAAGATTTTGAAAGCTTTTGGGATAACTGATTTTGAATTATTGTTACCAACTCCTGAAGAAAAAGCAGAAGCGACCCGAATTAGTTTTGCTCAACAGAGAGTGGGTATCGCAAGTCAATTAGCCCAACTGGGGTTTGAAATTAAATTAAAAGAAGATAGTGTTGGTTTGGAAGACGCAGAATTTATTGTTACCGGAGAAATGGCTAAGACTGTTCAAATGCAAGCTCAAGGACAGGAGTTGCAACTTGAGCAGCAAATACAAGAAGCTGAACAAAAATCTGAACAACCTGAAGTACCGGGTGGCGGAGAAGAGGGTGGCGGAGAAGCATTACCTGATATTCAAGCTATGGAAAAAGCTATCCCATCCTCAGAGCGTAAATTTAAGGGGCGCACTGGTGGGCGTACTCCAGACTGGCAGGATAAATCTCCTAACGAAGAACGTGATATAGACGAATGGGCGTATAAGAGAAAAGAAAAAGCGGAGGACAGGGCTTGGGGACTTGAGATAAATAAAACATGGATACAATCTTTAAATGAGCAAGGCTTCTCTACCCCTACTATTAGAGAAGTATCTCCAGACGGTTCGCAAATGTGGTTCATTGAGAAGGGTGTAGATTATGTAGCTGACTTATCTCCTAATGGATTAGGTGAAATAAAGAAAGCAACCTTTATAGTTCCATTCCCAAACCAATCCCCAACTAATCCAACAGTAAGTTATGATCCGTCAGGGTCTAATAAACGTAAAGACCCCAACGATGACGTAGACGACGACAACGAGAACGATTAATGCCTGTACGTCAGCGAGATAACAAATGGTACTGGGGTAGTAAAGGCCCCTTTGATTCTCGCAAGAAGGCAAGGAAAGTAGCACAAGCCGCACACGCTTCTGGGTATGTGGCAAAATTATTTAATTTTACAAAAGCGGAAGAAGGTATTAAAGGTATAAAGGGTATCGGAGACACCTCAAGTGACCGACCCAAAGATGATGTCCCAGAAGACTTTAGAGAGTATGCTTCTCCTGAAGAAATTAAGAGACTGGGGTTACGCCCTCATACGGGGGTAGACGAGGGAACCTTCTACGATACAAGAGAGTTGAAAGCAGGACAATATGCGGCTGCTACGGGGGAGAAAAACACGATTGATGAGTTACGGGAAGCTGGTGACGAAGGTAAAATCACTCTTGATGATTTAGGTATCAAGTTCGAGGATTCAGGTCTAAGCACAGAACATAGCCGTACAGGGGAAGAAATTGACTTAAATCGCTCAGGTTTTGGACTCAATCCCGTGCAGAATAGAAGGGATATGTTACATGCGATAACAAATCGTAGGTACGATGATGGGACTGTTGCTGGTATGGCACGGAGGTTCGCTGATAACATAAAGACGAACAAACACCCGCTTCGCCATTCGGCTTGGGGTGGTGTTGATAGAAGCACAACGTATGACTCTGAACACTACGGGGACTGGCTAAAAGCGGCAGATGATAAAGATGAGTGGGAAGGTGCGATTAATAACGCCATGGTAAGAATTTTAGGAAGGAAGGTTGACAGTAATGAATTGATGTCCGATCTTCAGGGAGAACTCCGGGCAAATTCAGAGCAAAGGGTTAAAGACGGACTACTACAGTTAGAGCAATTAGATGCACTACAAGACGAGATAGAGGCGTTCAAGATACAACGTGGTATAAATCGTATTGGATTAAAAAGAGGCGAGAAGATTGTTTCCGCATCTCCAGAAAATCAAGAACGTGCAAAAAGATTTGAAGAAGAAAATAAAGGTCTTTCAAAAGAGGAAGCCCTAACATTTAAATCTCCATTAGGGAAATATCTGGCTAAGACACAAGAACGGGATGCAATGGCGAATAATTATGATCACGTTTCAAACGCCTTAATCCTTATACAAGATGCACACAACGGGGTGGATAGTGACGATGTTGACTATGCGCGTAGTTATTTTATGGATATAGCTTTTAAGAAAGGTCATAGTGGAGAGGCTATGGAAAAACGGATAACGCCCGAAAAGTTGCAACAATTTGTAGATGAAGTGCAAAGAATGGCTAACTATACTACAAGAGATTTACCGGAATTTGTAACGGTTTACAGAGGAAACAAATCAGAATGGGAGAAGGGCGATCCAAAAGCGAAGGAGGCTTCGGTAAAAATCGCAGAACAAAGATACTCAACTGGGCAAACGGTTCCGGTATCGGTACAAAAACATACCGCAAAAGAGTTTGCAACCTCAGCAGGTAATAGAAGAGGGCAGCTTCATGAATTTCTAATACATCGGGATGATATTATATCAGATATGAGAAGCAGTATATTAAGGGAAGGTGAATTACTGATTTCTTCAGACGCATGGAAAAAGGCAATTAAACATTCAAGCTATAAAGCAAGTGGGGTAGACCCCAAAGACGGAACGCATGACCAGTTCTTTTTCCACTGGCATCATAGAGATAAGCATCGTGCTAAAATGAATCCTGCTTCCCCACATTATAGTGATTCTTATGCAAAGGAACAATATCATTATCAACGAACGTATCTTGATAGCTTGAAAGACCCCGCCCATAGCTTTCATAAGCTACCTAAAGACTTGCGAGATACTATTACAGCAAGTGCGAAACGAGATATAAAAGAATCAAAAAAATACCCATGGTTAAAAGCCCCAGCAACAGAGAAGGTTGGCGACAAAGCTTCTACAGTAAAGCCTCGTGTAGACCCTGACACAGTAGTAACGCCGCGTGTGGGCGCAGATACACGGTTCCTTGAACTTGCAGCAGCGCAACGTGGCGAGGCTGAACGACTTGGCACATCTGCGATGAGTGATGCTGGCGGTTCTGGCATTCGCCAATTCCTAACAGAAGCGATTGGTGACGTTATTCACCGAATGTCTCGGCAACACCCTGATGACTACTCTGCAACAGTCGAGAAGGTTAAGCGTGGAATAAAAGAACTTTCTTCAAAGTATGGCTTTACTAAAGACCTTGAAGAACAAACACGGTCGAGTTACGACTACGGTGTTGAAAAAGGTAAGATAACAGAATCATTTAAGGCGTACAAAGCTAGAATCTTAGATATTCAGAGCCAGTACGCAGTCGCCCATTCAAAGTTGCCTGTTATCAACCAAGCCCATAGGGATGCACAGGAAGCAGCGGTAGCGTTCGGTGAACAGCGTTACGAAGACTCACTGGCTGCACTGCGCCGTATTGAGTCTCATCTGGGTTCTAAGGAAGCATTCGATGCTTACCGTCTGAAGGGCGCACAACCTCTGAGCGACAAAGCTTCTAAGGAAGTTGATAAGTCCCTTTATAAATTAGCTGACGATCCTCTTTCTAAGCTATTAGATTTTGTAATTCTATCAAAGGCTCCCCCCTTCCAAGTCACCCCAGAAGGTGAGGTAACACCAATAAAACCTATTGAGGGTCTTGGGAGTCAAGATAGTGAGCGGGAAGATTACGAAGGAAAAGAAATTACAACTCGTAAATATATTAAAGACCCAGAAGATGCTCCAGAAGTAAACGGGGAAAAGGTAAAAGTATACACAGGGCCTAAGGTAGGACATTTTTATGATTACTCGCAACTAAGTTCAACTGAACATAAAGATGAATTTGCTCAGATAGTTGCTGAAGCGTTGGATAAATTAGAACAAGGCGTTAATGAAATGGTGGAGGCTAACCCTGAGCTTAAGGATATCTTCGGTGCCGATCCGTGGGTTAACATTCGACGTATAGAAAGCCTTCAAAGTGAAGTACAAGGCGACATATTTAGAATTGCTATGTCCGCAGTGGAAAAACAATTTCCACGAGGAACGGATACCCCCGCTTCAAATGCGGCGTTCCTAAGGGAACGAACGAAGGCTTTAAACGAGAACCCAAAACTTGAGGAAGACTATATAAAAGCAAGGGAGAAAGCAACAAAAGCATATAGATTGTTATTGAGAACTGATAAAGGTAACCCGTATTCGGAAACAAAGCAAATAGAAGGTGCTAGGGAGCGGTTCAATGAATTGCAAGATAATTATCTAACGGCTCTAATTCATAGCTTACTGGGCAAAATTGAGTATCATGGCGGGGAAAATCATCTCCCGACTAACCCGAACGTTAAAATACTATCAATACAGGACTCACACCAACTATATATTCTACCGAAAGTTGAAAATCTGGTAAATCTGCGAAGCAATGAGTTATTTACTACCACAGATAGAAAACTACTGGCGAGGGAAACTGATCCATTAGGGGATGGGGGCGGTTGGAATGGATTTATACGTAAAGCATCCCCCGCAGCCCTATTCAAGGTAAGGCAAATTTATTCAGAGGTCGTAAACCAATGGCTGGGTGTAAATGTAAGGGAAAAGAACATACGTTCGAACGTGGAAAACGGAATAGCAATGTCTGAGGCTACATTAACTCGTGGAATTCTCCCCCCCAACAGGTTTTACAAAAGGTCAAAGTATACTGTACGCCCGCAAGCAATTAAGGATTTTCGTGGAACAGTAATACACGAGTTAATACATAGTGGGACATCAGATGAAGCGGCGGAGTTTCTTAACAAAATAATTCATGACAAGTTTACATGGCTAGATCATGTATCCCGTGGTGTTAGAGGGAAATTTATACCAGATATACCTTTCACCAACTCGAAAAAACGGTGGGATGATGGAACTAATGATCAATATTTTACGCTGGTGCATCAGAATAATAAGCAATTTTTTAATGAGTTTCCTACAGAGATTTTAGCGCAGCGTATAGCATCGGAACGGTATCAACCAGATGCCAAAGATGTTGACGGGGAAGACTGGAGTAAAAAAAAGATAGGGTATTCCGGGCATGGGATGGAACAATTTAGCGTATGGCTATTAAAATTTGCTCAACATGATCTTAAGATGTCAAGCCGAGAAGCGAAAACCCCTGAAGGCAAGGCAAAAATAGCTAAAGCGTCAAGAGATATATGTACGGAATTACTAGATTGGCAAAATATGAAAATAAACCGAAGGACGGTACTTTCTGGGAGTTTTGCTTCTTATGCTCGTAAACATGATAATATTCATGAAGATCAGTCCGGACGACCCCTTAGAGAGCATTATAAGAACGAATTTGCCTACCATGTAGGAGTAAACCCAGTTGCTTATCCCGATTTAGCTCGTTATAAGTTTTCGGAGGCCGTAATCGATGACGACGGTATTCAAACGCCCGCTACAATTCCCACGTTTTCAGCTAAAAAAACTGACGAGTTTGGTTCAGGGTTGGATAAGAGAGCTTTACGAAGGATAATATTAGGCTAATGACTACACAAACTAAACAAGAAAAAACCCTATTACAACACCTAGATGACTTACTTTCTTCAGGGGATTATGGTACGTATGTTAGAGATTACGTTGAGTTATTCGCCAAGCAGCGTTTGAAGGATGAACAGAAAAAATATTTAGAGGGTAGAGTTAAAGTGTATTTAACTAGACAACCGACGGAAGAAGATTTGGAAATCATACGTAAAGAAAAAGTTCCTGTTGAAAGAAAGGACTTTACCGAAAAGGGTGAGCGTAAGATAAGGGAGAAAGCCAAGACATCTATAAAGAAATCTGAAGATATTACTGAGCCACTTTCTAGCCTATTAGATTTTATAATTGTAGAAAAAGCTCCATTCGGGTTTGAACCTTACGGGGAGGGCTAAAAATGCCTAGTGAAGAACAAATAATTTCTGTGTATACTATAAATAAACTTCATAAGTTATATTACGACGGCGACCCGGAGTTCTTTCGCACATATGAAAACGAATCGGATAACTTATCTAAAACGCAAAAACGTCAAGTATTGGAAATGATGTCGCATCCTCGTATGACACAGGATAATACTAAACCTTTAGAAAAGGAAGACGGTGGCGGCGGGTTCGGCGGTGACGCTGGTGCGGGAACTGTGTTTACATCTACGGACTCTGGCGTGTTCACTCCAACTCATGGTGGGTCAAGTGCGAAACGGCGAACGAAGGTACAAGAAAAGAAGGAAAAGCATAAGAAGAAAAGCGGGATAGAGCGTTTAGGATCGTGGCTTACAGATTATTCGCCAGAACGAAAAAGTCTTTCAAAGGGGTCTCCTTCAGAATTTGCTGTACGCTTACTACAGGATGTAGCTAAAGAATACAAAATGAAAGACCCGAAACTACGTAATAAAGTAGATACCAAGCTACCGGAAAATGAAACTGTAACTAATTATCGTCCAAAAATTCTCGATTGGAAGAAGAAAGATGATGATAATGCAGGGGCGTTACATTATGAAAAAGCTTTAGATACAGAGTCTTCTGGCGAAGAAGGGAAAATTACCCAAGAACAAGCTAGCTTCCGTGACGCAACACCATTTGAGGTAAGCCAAGACGTTCAATGTAGGTCTTGCATCTTTTTTAAAGAAGATGATAATGAATGTCATTTAGTTACAGGATATATAGAAGAAGATACGTGGTGTAATTTATATTCTTCAGAGAACATCCCTAAACCTGAGGAGAATGAAGTTGTCGAAGGGGAAGATATCGAAAAGTCTAGGGGCTTGGAAGACTACTTTTCAAATAAATACCCCATGCAATCAGACAAATTGAAGCGTAGGATTATACGTGAGGCAGTATTCCCCAGAGAATGTGCTTCTTGTAAGTCTAATGAATGGAAAGGCTCAGTTGTACCATTAGAATTGAATCATATAAATGGTGATCACGGGGATAACTCTAAACATAACTTAGAATTAATATGTCCAAACTGTCATGCTCTAACTCCGCATTACAGGGTAAAGAAACCCGGCGCGAAATCGGCTATAGATTTACATGGTGGCGCGCCGAAGGGAGACCCACGCAGAGATAAATCATTAGATAAAGATTTACGTAAGGAGGCTTCCGAAGGTGAGAACCCTAAAGTTTGGGGCCATCCTACGAAACATCACACAGACGTATTACATAGAAAATATAATATTCTAGTGAAAGAACCGGAGAAGTATCTGGATTCTATTTCTGCGCCACCAGATAATGAGTTAGAGATATCAACTATTAAGCATTATCAAGAGGGGGCATCTAAAGTAGAAGAGGATATTAAGGCAGAAGATAAAGATAATATGAAACCTTTTCTCGATTATCTGAAAGATAAGAAGCTGGATATTGATAGAGACTATCTAACTGCTATAAATAAAGATGTCAATCGAATTGTGCATCATGTAAAGTTTAAGTTTAATCGTCCCAGACCCGCACAGGTAAGCGATATTAAACCTACCCCCAATGAAGCGGGGTATTCCCCGTCGTATCCTAGTGGGCATTCGGTGCAAGCAACTGTTATGGCGGGAGTGTTATCTAAAATATACCCAGAACTTTCTCAAGATTTCCAAAAGATAGCTGTTCAAATTGGAACAAATCGTATTAAAGCGGGGCTACATTATCCCAGTGACCATAGGGCAGGGCAAGCATTAGGTATGGATATCCTAGAAGATGTTCCCCCGATAGACTCAGAGCAGCATTTAAAGAAAGCAGATACATTAACTGAACGAGAGCGTGACCCCAAGTTTGTCGAGACGGACGTTTCTGACGACGACTTTGATGCTGTGATAGAACAGGGTGAATTTATGGAAAGATTGAAAGCGGCGACCGCAAAGCATGTGGGGGATAAAAAAGATGATTCCGATGACAAGGCAGCGGCAATGTCGGCGGATGCAGACTTCGGGGCAGAGATTAGACTTTCTGAAGACTTTGAAAATATCTATAAAGAAAACGAAGATTTCAAAGAAGTCATAGATTCGTTACGAAAAACTATATAAATTTAGTATAATAAAAACATGAGGAAAATATGAGGGAGTGAAGTTATGCCGGTAGCAAAATTTAGACCACAAGTATTATTGGGACTAGCAATTCTTGGTGCGATCACTATGATGGCGATCCATAAAGATTTAGAACCAGTGGCGACTGCGACAATTGGTGGTATAATCGCATTATCAATGAAGGTAATGGAAGGGGATTAATCCCGTGAATAAAATAAAGGCTTTTCTACGGAAAGTTTTTTCTGTGCCGCATGTGACATTTCCAACGGTTAATCTCTCGTTGGGAAATATTGGACACAAAATAGCTACGATGCTTCTTTGGACTCCCAGAAAAATTGGTTGGGTGTTGCGAAAAATTATGTACGGTATCACGGCAACGCCGGGAAAGGTTGCTAAATCTCCTGTTCAGCTATACCGCAAATCAAAGAAGTGGCGTGATTGGATTCTGGAGAAGATAGACTATTTGGAAGCTGAGTCCGCTAAGTGGAAACGTACATTCCAGATTCTCAAATCGCCTTACAGTTTACTGTTGAAGATGGGCTTCTCTCCGCAGTATGCAATTGGTCTAATAGCTGTTGGTTCTACCGCTGCTACTGGGGCTGTGGCTGCTGAAGCGATGAAGCCACCTAGTTTCGCTGCTGGCGACCCCGGCATTTATAATGCACCGTTGGACTCACCCATATTTAGTGCTAAAGAATTTAATACGTTGCGCCTAGACTTAGGAACAACTCCTATCGGATTGGTTGAAATTTCAGATATTACCGTTGGAACCGCATACGCTAACTCTGCTTTGCCATCAGGCGAAACTAAACCAGTAATAGTAGGTGGACTGCCAACAGTTGCAGACCCCGCCTTTGCGGAAACGTTCCTTGAGGTCGGGCATATGACCGTAGACCGATGGCGATGCGATACCTTAACTCTAACTAACATCGAAGCACATGAATTGATAGTTAGGGACAACGCTTCGGACGGTCAATCAATCTCTGCTGTTGCGGGTACTCCTAGAGATCGTGGGATTTCCGGTGGTAACAGGGCAGAAGATATGCTCACAAGTGGTGGCTACTACGACCAAGTGAAAATCACGGCAGCGACCACAAACGTAAACGGAAAGATCGACAGACTAATCCTAAGTAA